CCAGATCATTTTGGCGCATCATATCTTGTGCCGATAGTCTGGCCGTAACGGTTGCTGTAATACATGCCATACTCATCGCCCACGCCCGCAGCGACCATGCGCCCATTGCGGTCGTAGATGAAAGTCTGCTCGCCGTAGTTCATCTCAGTGAAGGTCTCCACTTCTTGCGCCGATACAGTTGAAGTTAGTAAGAGTAGTATAATTAGAACTTCCATTTCATACCCCTTATTGCTTGCGCTGCGCTCTGACATCCAGCCCACATGAATTTACACTTAGCCGGATCCTCTGCCGCCGAAGCTGTCTTTGCACATTCTTCAGCAATAAAAGGTATCGCGGCTTTTAATGCAGCGACCATGCGATCAGTGCCTGTTTGATGTTTTTCATATTCAGCAAACATAGCTTCAATTATTTCTTCGCGGTTCATTTGTTTCCTCCCATGCTTTACGATATGCTTCAGAAATTCTATCAAGAACAAACATTATCTCATCTGGCCTTTCATTCTTTTCAGAGTATTCTTTAATGGTGAACAGTAAGTCTCCCATCAGTTGCTTTAGTCGTGCTTCTTCATCACTCATGTCATTCTTCCTAGCGTGATATTTTTCTGTGCGCGTATGTCCATGTTTGTGTATGTCCAACACTCGCCGGTCGTATCTATGAACACAACCCAAAACAGATTATATTCTGGGCCGTAATCAATAACCATATGCGCTAACCCTGCGCCTTTTGGCGTTAATACAGGTATCGGTGGATCAAGCTGAATAATCATCCGCCACACCTCACTTTATCTTTTGCTAGAGCTAATCTTGTTCGCGCTGCGCTTGGCGTAATGCTCAAGATCACAGCAATATCTTTACACTTGAAGCCTTTACGAAACAGATCATAGACCTGTTGTTCTTTGGGCGTTAGACGTGTTGCATCATTCCAAACTTTACGTTCGGTCATCTTCTTATCTTTCTGTTTGGAAGTTAACGGGGCGGCCCGATGTCACGCGAATACCGCCCCGCAATCCATCTAGGAGACGATCATACCTAGATGAATATCAGCTACGGCGGCGGCGCACCGTGCTTGCCGGTTCAGGTATCACATCCTCACCGGCGCTGCCGTCTAAGCCGATCCACTTAATGATCTTAAATACAGGAGTGTAAACACGACCATAAACCTTATGTGCGTAGTATTCACTACCAAGTTCTACCAGCGGCACAATCGCTTCAGGATCTGAGTCAGATTTATCCGCTACTTGGTGCATAAGCGCTGTTAGGGCGCGCTTACCACCAACTGACGTTGTTGAGAAACGCGCGTTTAACTCTTCATCAGAGCCTTGCACACATTTCACAGCCATGCCCAGTTGGTTTTCCCAACCACGCGCAGCGCCACTAGGAGGTGGCCCAAGATCTACCGAATCAAGATCGACATTTATCGGATACATCTTCTCAGCCAATACTTCGCCTTGTCCCCAAGCAATAAAGCCGTGGATGAAAGAAAAAGGATTGACCGCCCATACGCTAGTCTTGTCAATTTCAGTCTGGTCAGCGCCAACAACCCAGTGGCCGGTCTTGTCCATCTTGATAATTGCCGCGTTCATAGGCGCAAAGTCGGTTTTAACCGAACGCAACACCTGTGAAAGATTAGCTATTACGTTATGTTCAACATTAAACTTTACTAAATCGGACATTACTTCACCTGTAGTTTAAGTGTGGCAGCACGGATGTGCTTACCGAGTTGCAACACGGCTGGACGCGGATCTGACTCCGGCGCAATCGTGTTACCCGTTGAAACAGCGACGACGTGATCTTTCGGCAGTTCGAGCTTGTGTTTCTTCAACACCTTCTCTAGCTGCGCTGGCGATCTTAACTTCGTCTCTGTTAATTCATCAAGTTCCAGTCCCATTTCTTTAAGAGCTTCCAATGCGCCTTCGTCGTTAACCCACTGACGTGTGGCGCGCTTTGGCACAAGTTTAAATCCTGGGATGGCGATACTGTTCTCAAGCGCCTGTTGCGCCATCTCACGCACAGATTTGATCCAGTCTTCAACACGATCTGCGATAATAAGCGCATTGCTGTAGCCCTCCGGCGATATGCTGTTTAATTGTATCCGCAATGCGCGCTCTGTCTCGCCCGTCATTGCAGGGCAAATAGGTTTAGCAGGGCACCACTTGCAATGATCGCCAAGCGCCACAGGCGGATTAGGCCGTAGCGCCGTAGTCACAGCATCATACAACTCACGCTCAAACGCTTTGATGCGGCCTGGCGTAGTCAACCAACGCTTAACATATGGCGGCTGAACAATGACGCACTCTATTTCAGTAACGCCCTCGAACGCCCAACGGGCTTCGTCAGTCCGCATAGCCGCAGCGGCATAAAACATAAGCTGATGGTTCTCGACAGCATCCACCGCCACCCCATCACCAAACTTCCAATCGAGAACAACTGCACGATTGCCAATACGACCAATGAGGTCACAGGATCCGAATACGCCAGCTAAATACCCTCCGAAAGAGACGGAAACTTCTGTCTGAAATTCCATCTTTGTGTCAGGATCAATCTCATTCAACGCATCAAGGGCAGGGCGTAGTTTACGCTCAATGAGATCATCGCCAAGACCAAAGTCATCAATAGATGCACTGTGAGAGAGGATCTTGTCCATTGCGTCATGTAACAGTGATCCTTCCTCTGCATATTTTGATGATGGTCTTGGGGGAACGGATTGCGCCAGCTTCACTGAGCCAGGGCAGTTCATTACGCGCTTCGCTGTGGAACCGCCGACTATATCCGAGTGCATTGTAGACTACCTTTCGTGATTTGCATACTAGACAATTTATTACAGATGTGTCAATAAGTTTTTTATGACTGATTTGGAAAAAGACATCGAACGTTACTTTGTTAAGTCCGTTCAATCACTTGACGGCGTTGCCTTCAAATTTAACAGCCTATCGAATCGCGGCGTTTCTGACAGAATTGTTTGTTTACCAAACGGCGAGACGTGGTTTGTAGAGTTAAAAAAGGACGGCGGCAAGCTGTCCGCGCTACAAAAATTATTTGCCGAAGATATGCGTAAATTGAATCAGCGTTATGCGTGCCTCTGGAATCGTGAACAGGTAGATAGATGGACTTACGACCGTATCAACATGAAGCCGCAGACTTTCTCTTCGCACGCGATAGAGCACTGATTCTTGCGCCCGTCGGCGCAGGTAAAACAGCAATTACGTTAACCGCAATGACAGAAATGTTAGCACGCGGCTTCGTTGATCGCTGGTTAGTGCTTGCACCAAAGCGCGTTTGCACTGATGTTTGGCGACAGGAAGGGCAGAAATGGTGCCCTGAATTTGATATATCTGTTGCAGTTGGCACGCCAGCGCAACGCAAAGCCGCCTTTGACTCTGACGCCGATATAGTGGTGACGAACTATGACAATATTCCTAGCATTGATCCCACTACTTTTGACGGTTTGGTTTTTGATGAGCTTACGCGATTAAAAAACCCAAGCGGTAAAAGGTTTAAATACTTATTAAAAATCCTTGACAAGTTCCACATACGCTGGGGCTTGACAGGATCGTTTACGTCTAACGGTCTGGAAGACGTGTTCGGTCAATGTAAAGTCGTTGACCAGAAGCTGTTAGGCCGCAGCAAAGGCGCGTTCCTGCAACAGTATTTTTACTGTGTTAATCGTGACTATCAACAGTGGGAACCGCTGCCGGAAGCGCTCACACATGTCATGGCCGCGATCAAACCAGCGTCGTATGTGCTAGAGGCTGGCGAGTATAAAGATAAGTTGCCGCCGCTAAACGTCATACCAATGCGTTGCGATATGGATCTTGCGCCGTATAATAAAATGAAAAAGGATTTTGTTCTTGAACTTAATCAGACCATCAGCGCTCCAACGGCGGCGGTTGTTACGCAAAAGCTTCAGCAACTTGCCGGCGGCTTCATTTACGGACTGGATAAGCCGGAATGGATCGGATCCCATAAGTTTGATCTGTTGGATGAAATACTCGAAGAGAATCAACGAGCGAACACGATCATCGTTTACAACTACAAAGAAGAGTTAGCAGAACTTAAAAGACGTTATCCACAACTCTCTACTATGGATGACGCAAATGTTGTTGACAAGTGGAACAAAGGTGAACTTGAGCTTTTGGCCCTGCATCCAAAGAGCGCAGGGCACGGGCTGAACTTACAGTTCGGCGGCAACAAGATCATCTTCTTATCGTTGCCGTGGTCGCTTGAGCTTTACGAACAGACCATCGGACGCTTGCACCGCAGCGGCCAGACAAAAGAAGTGTGGTGTTATGTTCTGATCTGTAATAAGACTATTGACGAGCGCATCTACGCAAGTCTGCATGACAAGCGTTCGTTAGCGGAGTTAGCTTTAAATGAACTGGCGTGAATTGAACGAAGTCCTAACGGACTATACGGAACAAGAGGTATTGGATCTCTTGGGTGACGAGCGCAAGAACGCTCGGCGGTCTACGGTCATTATACGTTTGCATCAGCGTTACACGACGCTGCGGATGTTGCGTGAGCGAGCCGAACTATTAGGGGAAATTGATGAATCCGCACGATCTACTACAACAAGCAAGCGAAATAATCGGCGAGCGAGGGGCTGATTACGGTGGAATTGAAGATAATTTTCAGCTTATTGCTGATCTGGCATCTTTGCGTCTGGGCCGCGATATTCACCCCTTTGAGGTAGCCATCATCATGGTCTGCGTTAAGAACGCAAGAGCGTTTAGCAGCCCGACGCATATTGACAGCCGTCTCGACGCGATGAACTACGAAGCGTTCGCGGCGATGTTTGCCAATGACTATGTGACCCAGAAAGAAGGTTCCGGCATAGGCTACAAGAAGCGCGCCGAACTGAAACCCGCTAAGAAGGAAGAACTAAAGCCGACACGCCGCGCGGAGCTTGCCGTAATCGACGATAAACTGACCCGTTGGGGTTCCACGGAGCCGCCGCAGTTCAGCGGCAACGGCGCGCTGTTGAGCGACTGAATACTGAGTCAGGGGAGGACAAGATCCTTCCCTGACTGTCTGGCAACTAGAAAGTGCCGTTGTCGAGATCAGTAGCAGTATCGTCCACGGTTTTAGGGGCCATAACGACATTGGTCTGTTGTGCTTTCAGTTTAGCTTGCAGATCCATGCGACGCACAACTTCATCGCGCCGCCCGCGCTCGTAAGCGTCGGCTATAATAATTTTAGCCGCGCCGTAAAGCACAAGTAAAAGTATGCCGACTAAAATAGCCGTTGTCATGCGCCGGTTACGTTAAAATCTTTAGCGCCGATAAGGCCAATAGCAATCAATGCAGCTTGCAAAGAAGGCCAGTCGAGCGTTTTAGTTTGCCAAGCGTTGAAGAGGACACCAACGAGAGTGAGAACGCCAGGGATGGTGGTTTTCCAATTTTTAATCATTCGAGTGCTCCTCTAAAATAAATGCCAAGCATAAATGCTAGTTTTGCAACATATGACGCCGTAAGAGCGACAATGATTCTACTTAACAAGCGCTATGATCTGCGCTTTAACGTCTGCAATACGCGCAGACCAGCCTTTGCCAAACGTAGACCAGATCGACAGCGACTGCATAAACGCCAGACGTTTGTTCGTGACGGCCATAGCAACGTAGGTTTTGGTGGCTTGAATAGTAGCAGGGCCGATTTGACCGTCTTGCGTAACGCCGACAACAGCTTGAAGATATTTGGCGGCTCTTGATACGCCGCTGTTTACTGCAAAATCGAACACAGCAAAATCAACGCCGTCGGGCAGATTATCTCCAGAAACACGATCCCAATAGAGGTTCTTGTAAATCGCCGCAACTTCCGAATCAGCAATAGCGCGCACGCTTTGCGTTGAGAGATTCTGCGACTTGCGCCAAGCATCATAGACTGCTTGCGTAACGCCCTTATTCGTCGGGCCGCCTGGATCTTTTGGGTGGTCAACGTAGCCGCCCTCATATTTGAGAACCTGCTTAAGCGCCTGTGGATAGTTCTCTTTCATCGCCGGTCTGCTTTCTGGCTTACAAGATCTCGAATGGTGTCAAGTTTTGCGAACACTTGGCCTAACGCTGAATTAAATTCATCGCGGGTAACGTAGCGCCCTGCTACAAGAACCTCGATAGCGGCGACCTTATCGGCCAGATCCTTATCGGCTTCTTGCAAATCTTTGACAGCGCCCCAGACGGTATTCAATACCCATCCGCCTAGGACGCCGACCACGCCGACAGCGACATCAAAAAATACTTGATATTCGTTGTTCATCTCGCCATCGCATTTATGCCCTGCGTCGCTATAGGTGCAGCGATAGGGGCGTATTCAACAGAGAACGGAACAGCGGTCGGAGCGCCGCGTGTCATAGCCGCGACATTGCCTGCGGCGCGTCGGGCTAGTGCATTACGAACAGCGCGGCCAGCCGCGCCACCAAGAGCCGCGCCAGTAGCGCCATAAAATGCGTAAGGGTCTTCGTTGCCTAGACCATAACCGCCGACAAGCGCTTGTGTTGCCAACATACCTGGGCTACGCGAGGGCGCAAAACGGCTTGCAAAATTAGCAATTGCAGATCCTTCGCTGCCTTCTGCAACGCGCGTTATCATAACCCGTTCATCGGGCGTAAATCGACGCATACGCCCTTCATTCTTTGCTAACGTGCGAAATTGTGTTTCAATATTTTCGGCGGATCCACCCGACAAATTAGCGCGCTCAATTAGACGCTCAATCTCAGCGCTCTTGCTCATCATCTTATAGTCTTTAATACCAGACATGAGAGCGTCAGCGGCTTCTTTACCGCCGCTCATTTGGGATGCTACATTAGTATTTTTTACATTAGTGACAAATTTGTCCAACCTGTCAGTTAAAATACCTCCTAAACGACGCACGTCTTTTTCTTTATCCTCGCGTAGAATCCCAAGAGTTTGTCGAGCGTTATGTAAACTTTCTATCGTCAATGGTTCATTACCAATATCTTTTATTACGTCTATAGCCGCTGTTACATCGCCAAACTTAGGAAAACGAGGGTCATAACCTTGTAAATCTTTGCCTAAATTATCGGTAAAACTTTTGTATGCTTGTGGGTCATATTGAACGCCCATTGATGTAGCGCGATTAAATGCTTCTGACGCGCGTTGGCCAAGAGCCTCGGTTGATGGCGGCTTGCCCACCATACGCAGCGCGCCGCGTTGACCTGCGGCCAGTGCAGACTCAGCAGTTTGTTGCAATCTTGCCGCGCCTCTCGCGCCAGCTAAACCACCGACAAGACTTGTAACCAACAGAGCGCGAGGATCTTCAACACCCATCTGTTCAGCGCGAACGGGCGCAGCCGCTGCACCGGCTCCAGCGCCTGTCTGAACAAACGGACGTTCGCCCATCGTCGCTAATACATTACGCATTACGCCGGGCGCTGCGCGTTTAGCCAAAACATTAGCCGCGCCTGCGCCAGTCAATGCACCGCCCGCGCCTTCGACGCCTGCGGCTAGTAATTCTTCAGCTTGCGTGCGAGGCCGGAAAGATTGCGGCGTCAAATATTGACGTGCAATGTCAGACGGCGTTCTGACTTGTGACGTGCCAATCTTAGGCGCTGCTATGTTGTAGAGCGTCGTCGCCAGATCAGCGACGCCAAGTGCCGCCGGAGCCGCGACAGCGCCAACAGGGCCAGCAACAAGACCGCCAAGTCCAGCAGCAGCCGCAATAGGCGCTATAGCGCCGCCAGCCACTTCAGCCGCACGTCGTGTGGTTAATCCTTCAGACGGTTTTTGTGGCGCAGCTTCTAGCCCAAAATGCTGAAGTATTTCGGCGTCTGAATAACCAGCTTTTTTAGCTTCCGCTGTCTCAGGTATAGACATAAGGAATTGCTGGATCTCAGCATCCGAATATCCTGCCGCTTTTGCGCCCGCTACGTCAAACATTTTTATCTCGTATAGAAAGAAGACAATGGAGGCCGGTTAGATGGCGGTGCGGCTGGCGCGGCAGGCGCTATCGGAGCCGCGTCCTCTTCTGGCAATTTAATTTTACCAGAGCCATACCGCGATGATAGATCGCTAACAATAGCCCGTATTGATTCAATGGACATGGTTGGATCGCCTAGACGTTCTAACGCTGATTTAAGTTCAAAATTCGAATCAAGTTCTTTAGAAGTTTGACCCGTTGCTTCTTTAATATCTTGTAAAAGTTGCCCTCGAAGAGCTGAAATTCTATTGCGTCTATCTTGAGCTTTAGACCCCAAGGCTTTTTCGGTTTCTTGACCGACAGTTGTTCCTTTAAGATACCGTCCCAGCGTGCCAAGCGGATCCGCAGCAGCCGTTTGGCTGCTTATCATATCCCCAGAAGTTAATAGCTGGTCATACGTTCCAAGCATCTTATCAAGAGTTTTATCAATATTTGATTGACCTTTAATTTGCTTGCGTGTGCCAACTGTTACGGGTTGCGTTGGGGTAACAGGAAGAGGTGCAGGTGATGGTATCGGCGCGGCCATATCGCTGATAGGCGCTGCACCCATCATGTTAATTGGCGGCTGAATCTGTGGGCCGCCCATAAAGGTAGGTGCGCCAGCCGCCGCAAAAGCAGGGACAGCGCGCGAACCAGGCATACCAGTGCCGCGAGCAATATTAGCTTCCTGCATACGACGACCGGCATTTACGCCTTTATTGTCGCCAGCGAGACTTTCGATTGCGCGCGCTATTTCGTCTGGATTACCTGACTGCACAGCCGGAACAATACGAGACGGAATATTTCCGTAATTATATGCAACTGACGTAAGCGCCGCCCGTGTATTTTCAGGCAGACGCGACCAATTTTCCTCGCCAACTTTAGCTGCGGCTTTCGGGATAAATTCAGTCTCTAACCGACGATCAAGATCACGGCGCGCGTCTTCCTTGGTTATAGGGGCCATGCCCTTACGAACTTTTTCTACCGTCCCGTCTTCGCGTGTAACCGTGCTGCTTCCAAAACCCGCCCGCTCAGCATTAACGTCAAAATACGGCGTTGGTCTGAACCCTTCAAAGTTTTCAACTAGCGGCCCAGCTAGATTTTGACGCGCGCCTGGCATACCTTCCGCGGGGAGAATAGGCGCGGGCGTCAAACCTCTAGCGGATTTTTTATATACTTCGCCGCCCGCCTCCATATAATCTCCGGTAGGATTAATAAGGCTCTGTTTCCAATCGTCGGAATATTTTTTTCCTTTGAACGCCGCGACGCCTTGGGGAAAATCTTTTTCCATTAACGAAACAAAATTATCTAATGATCCTTGATCGTTAACAAATGTATTAAACATATTTTTATAAAGATCAATTTTACCAGATTGTAATTTTTGTTCTGTTTCTTGTTGTTGCGCGCCGTAAAGCCCCGCTTGACGTTCCGCTGCTTGCGCCTGTCGTAGATCACGGTGCGCCGCCATTTGCGCTTGAAAATCAGCTAACTCTTGCTGTTGAGCGCGCGATCCCATCATCTGGTATTGCGCCAGCATGTTCGTAAAGTCAGTGGGCGTGTTCGCTAGGGCGTTGCGCGAAGCTATCGTGTAATCAACTGGCATAATTAATACCTATAGGCTGTTGGCGCACCTTGAAAACCAGGGCTAAATCCAGCGGCATAAGATGGCATACCGTTTAGATATCCTGCTTGGTTAGCGTATATGGAAGATCTGCCTTGAGGAGCAAAACGATCAGCCATGCCATATGCCATCATAGCATTAACTGGCGTGTTAAGCGCGCTCTGTAACGCTGACGCGCCGCCCATGTAACCTGAAGCGCGGGCTTGGCCTACATTCTCAATAGCCGAAGCATATGGGTTAGCTGCCGATAAAGCCGTCATCTGAGGGCTTGCAAGACCTGTGTAAGCGCCAGATACAGTGCCGCCAGCGTTAGAGGCTAGATTACCAAGATTAGCGCCCGTTGTAGACGCAGCTTGGCCTAAGTTAGCACCAGTGCTAAACGCGCCTTGAGCGATGTTACCGCCTGTTGTCAGTGCAGCCTGTCCTAAATTAGCGCCCGTCGTAAATCTATTACCTGCTAGTTGATTGCCAGTAGAGCCCGCAAGCTGAGATACTGTTCCTGCCGCTCCAGCGCCTCTACCGGCAATATTCTCAAGCCCTTGCGTAGCCGCAAGACGATTAGCCATAAAACGATTATAAGCGCTTTGATATTCTTGACTACCAGCCTCTTGACCGTATCGAATACTTGCTTTCATCGCCGCGCCTGATCCGCGCAGCCCTGAAGCGCCTTGAAGAGCCGACAGCGCGCGTAAACCTTCCTGTGTGCGGAAGGCATAGCCAGGATCCATTTTAAGTTCTTCAAGCGTCGGTTCGCGCGTATATTCGCCGCCAGGTGCAAATAACGCCGCAAGTTGATTAGTCGCTCCAGCGCCTGTGGTCGTATAAGGCTCTTGAGCTGCTACGCCACGCCCGTAAAACTCTCGACCTATATCTTCGCCTTGTTGGGCTTGGCCCAAAAGATCCGCGCGGCCCCTACCATAATAATCTGTAAGCGCGCTCTCGCCGCGGCCATAATAATCTTGTATGTCCTGACGGCCTTTACCGTAAAATTCTCTTACGTCGCCAGTGCCTCTATCATAAAATTCACGGCTTGCCGCTGCGCCTTTCTCAGCCATCTGGCGCGCTTGCTCAAGCGCTTGTTGTTGAGCGATATAACCCAACATGCCGCCCGTTTGAGCGGCTTGGGCCTGCGTGCCAGCCGCACGCTGTGAAGCCGCATAGCCAGCCCCGCTACTGAGCGCGCTTGCTGCGGTGCTTCCTAAAAGGGCTAGTGTGAACGGGTCAGCCATAATGCCTCTTATATCATGAGTTACTTAAAAATCTAACTGTTGGTGCCTGTGCAACGCCAACAACTTCATTACGGAAAGACTCAGTTGCCGCTGCGCCCTGACGGACTTCTTTGGCGACCTCGATCTGAAGCATAGGTAGCGCCGCGACAGCGCAGATCCATTCGTCTACTTCTTTGCCCGTGTTGGGGTTTGTGCCCCGTAACAATGTAAACCACGCGCATTTGAGCTGCACGCAATCCTTCTTAATCAAAGGGCAAAAAGTTCCGTTCTTCAGCTCCATGTTTAGTCTTTCGTTGCGATGATAACGTCTACATACTGAACGGCAAGGTTAATACTCGGCGCGCTAAAGCCGTGGGCGTGGCCGCCGCCGCCACCCGTATTGCCGATAGATGTCGAAGTAGAAACGCTAATGCCAGTGCCTGCGCCGCCTGTAGTTAATCCGGCTGCGTTAGGAACCGTAAAATTGCCGCCAGTACCTGCGTTATACGAATTTGACCCGGATACACCAGTATAGCTATGCGCGTGGCCTGGATCGCTTACAGAGCTAGAACTTGACGCGCTATGATTATGCGATGGTATGTCTGATGTCGTCAGCGTATAACTAGCGACCGTGCCGGTAACGGCCTGTGAAGCAAAGGCTGTCGTAAAAGCAACAGAGCCGCCTGACGACGCTGCGCCTGACACGACACGAAGCGCTTTGTTATTATGGGTTGTGGATTTCGTCCAGCCTGTCGGAGCTGCCGTCTGCACGAACAGCATTGCCGTGCCCGCCGGTAGGTTTTCCCAGTCACCGTAAAATGTCGTCGCAGTGACAGAACCTGTAAACGTCGTATCGCCAACGCCGTCAATCGTTTGACGTGTGGCGTTAGCTGTTTTAATAACAAAATTACGTGCGCCAGCGGCAGCAAAAATAGAATTGCTGGCATCTGCCGAGATGGTTGTGCGAGCTATACCCGCCGCTGAAAGCTGTATTTTGCCGTCATTATCAATGTCTAATGCTTCAGATGGGGCAACAGTTCCAATACCTACATAGCCTGAACTTGTAATAATAAAAGGCGTTGCGTCAGGATCTGTTTCATCCTGCACGCGTAGCACAGGGCCGGTGCCAGTCTGTGTGATCTTAAGCGCAGGGCCAGATGAGTCGGTTGAGATGACGACGTTACCTGACAAAACGGGCGACAGCGCAGTTGTCGGGGCCGCTATATAGTCAACCGTCCAGATCTCAACATCATCAGCATCTGTCAGTTTAAACTTATAGGTTGCTTCACCTAGCCATATACTGGCTTCGCCGCGCGCGTCTAGGATCACAGGATTAGAGTTAGCAACAGCGCCTGTATAATCCGTGTATGTGGCTTGAGGAAGCGTCGTGCCAGCAATGTAAGTATAAACTTTGCCGCCAGATAAAGGAACGCCGTCAGCGCCAATAAACTGTGATTTTGCGGTGGGCGTAACGACAGCCATTATTCACCTATATTACAAGAGACGGTCATAATGACCGAAGGAATAGCGGGGCAAAACGCGGTAGCTGGGTCAGCCAGAAGTTGAACATTCGTATTAGAAGTAGCCCACATTAGCTCAAAATAGTCGGCAGTATTCATTTTTAGCACAAAATTCCACGCGGCGACATATTCTTCATTTGCGCCTTTTAGTGTAACTCGCGTAGCCGAATTAGCTACATCAGTGCCATTTATACGCGCCCAGATGTAAACATTCTTAGTGCTGCCGTTTGTGCTAGATATTTGTAAAGAAAATTGAAAATTATACGCGCCGGGTCTGTCAACATATATGCGCGATGTGGGTGTTCCGAGATAAACGCCAGCCGATAAGTCCGTGTTGTTAAAAGTTATGGGGTAGCCAGTATTGATAGCCGCTGCCGTCTGGTCAGTTGTGTCGAAAAAGGTGCCATAACGCAGTGACCCGGAACCCAGCAAAACAAACACATTATAGAAGAACCGATACCATTCGCGTGTAACATAGAGCGTTGCCGCGTCCCATATCTTGACGCGCGCGGCGGGGACTTGTGTTGTGTTATCAGGCATTGGTCGGACTCAATATAAGTTCCGCGCCCATAATAGCGATTTTAACTGGTTCTGTCCCTGAAATCTCATATACACGGTCACGTATCTTCATGGTCATACCAAGCCGACGCCATATGGTGCGGTAGCCGTATTGACCGATGCGACCCATAGATTTCCAATGTTCATTCGACCATGTATGACCGCCATCATCTGACCAGCGCAGCATGACCTGCGGGTTAACGCCTGGCGCAATTGTAGATTCAGCCAAAAGACGGTCGTCATCTTCAGTAGTTAAATAAAATTCATTTTCCGTTATAATCAATAAGTTATTGACGTATAAATAATCTTCGCCTGATAGACCAACGCCTGTTTCGCAATCCAATTGCAAACTGTGTTGCGTCGTGCGTTTAAGATTGTTTTCGCCTGTAGGCAACGCGCGCCATGATCGCAGCCATTTCTGAATAGATCCGGCTTCAGAATAAACTGTTGGGTCATAGGCATAAAGACCGCCAGCAACATAATCGCCGATAACAATCTCAGTGTTATAGTTCATCTGACAGTTACCGCGATGCCGCGTGAACTGGTTGTTTTCCCACCCTGCGCGCTCATGCCATGCGCCGGTAGCCACGTCAAAAACCCATGTCGTGTTAGCAGTCGGAAAGTTTAAGACATAAAAACTATGGCCGTCCTGTTGATAAGTATAAGCCACCGCGTCAGATAACGTCGCGTATTGTTGGATCTGCCACTCAACAGCGTGCGTCGATACGCGCTCGCCGGAGTAGCCTTTTGACCGATAAACGATGCCATAACCGCGCGCGTCAGATCCAAGCCAGAAAAGGCCATTGTCTAGCTTGGCGACTGAATAAGCAGCAAGACAACCGATTTCGTTAAACGCGCCTTGAATACGCGCTAAGGGAAAATCTGGCAGTCCGGCGTTATACCAGACCTCAACAGAGTTTTGCCCAAATAGCCATACCTCGCGGTGGTCAACAATCAAAGTTACAAGATCGTCTGGCGAACCTTCGGCGCTTGCAAAATCAAGCGCGTCAATAGACAAACCGTTGTAAGTCGCCGTCACCCAAAATTTTTGACTGTTAGGTTCGTTAAATACAAAATAACCGTCTAAAAATCCCACGCCAACAGCGCCAGGAAAATCCAGATCTGTAATCTGACTAAAGAAAGGAGAGAAGGTTAGCGTAACGCCGATAGCCGTTGCTGTTGCATTGGCCGATATAGTAAAAGTCGTGCCGTTAGTCGAGATCGTTGCGACCGTAGCGCTAACTGGAATACCGGGCCCAGATACAGGTTGACCCACCCATATCAGAGACGTGTCCGCTGTGGTAATTGTCGTGCTGGCGTTAGTAGTATCGCACTCCAAAGTAAAATCGCTGTCATTATAGATGTAGCCCGTTGCCCCTGCCGCAATAAATAATTGCGTGCCATTGTCCACCATATTAACGGGTGTGGATCCAGAGCTTATGGTGCCGAGTTCAATGTAGTTCCAATTCGTATCAATACGATATAATTTAGTCCCGGCTACAACATACCCGTAACCATTATATGCCCAAAGACCTCGAATTGGCCCTGTCGGAAATGTCGTTAAAAGTCGCAAACCTGGCGCGCGTTGAAGCCACGCGGCCTCTTTACCGCCTTCTGGGACAATTTCAGGGAAAAGATTGACCATGCGGTTATCAGCCGCATTAGGACTACGCAGAACATAAGTTGAGCCAAGAATTGGACTCTTCATTAGTAATTCCCTGCGTATATATTGTATCTTTGTCTCGTTCCAACAATGCTGTAAGGCAACGCCATAATGTCGTCAGGGTTATTGATGCGCTTCAGATTGCGCTTGCTATACATAGCGATGCGCTGCACTTGCGGCGATGGCTCAACGCCAAACTCAGGGGCCAACTCGCAAGCCAAATTGTATCGAAACGCCCGCAAATAACCTGGCGGAAACGCGAGTATCGTCGCCAGATCCGCTGGAGCGGTAAGTTCTTCGACCGAGATGAAATGCCATTCCAAGAGCCGCAACGGCACTGGATAGATATACATTTCAATGTCGGGGTAGGTCATATTAGTAAATATGACTTGTGGATAGGTAGACGTTACAGTCTTAACAGCAATGCCGTTATATTGCTGTTGATTGATAAATTTGATCCCGTAAGACACGTTGGTCTGTGGATCGCGAAAGTAAGTAGAGTCGTCCAGCAATACAGGACGTAAACCAACAAAGTTGCCGGTCGGCCCTAGCGTGCGCGTGCGCTCGCCTGACGGCCAACTAAAGATCTGATCCTGAGTAGCAAAAACAGATAGGCGTTCAGTGTTCCAACTGTCGATCATTTGATTCAGAGCCATCAGCGCGTCCTGCGCCGTCTCTGACGAGGGCGTTTCGCCTTCGGCTAACACTCCGAGGAGCCTCAACGCTCCCACTATCTGATCGTAGCAACTGTATGTCGTCATTTGGGTCGAACCTCTCCCAGCCGTTCTCAATATCGGCTTCGGCCTCTAGGTCGAGACACGCCACTTTAACCCCATGTTCGGGGTGTTTCAAATAAATAACAGCCATTGGTTACTTTCTAAAGAAATACAGCGGCCCGTAGGCCGCTATATATTAAGCTACCGAAAACTCCAGATTATAGACAGGGAATGTAACGGTGTTAGCAAGCGTTCCAGAAACCGTAGCGCGGATACGCAAACGATCACCATCAGCAACAACCAGATTGGCTGCGGTGCCGTTGAGTGTCAGTGTGCGCTTGCCATTAGCAACAATCGCTGAACCGCCCGTTGCTTTGGTCGTGTTATCGTCAGTAGCCGCCAACATAGCCGCTGAACCAGCGCCAGCCTGACCAAGATTGGTAATGCTGAACGTGATGTAGTTCGTATCATTAGCAGCCAGAGCATCTACGCCAGAAAAGAGCGCCGAAGTAAGAACACCCGCAGAGGCTACAATGAGGAAAACATCGTTAGTTCCGCCAGTGGTCGTAGCAATCGTCGCGCCTTGCTGACTCTCAGAATAGCCAGTGTAGATATTAGAGAGAACTTTGGTTGTAGAGTCCAGCGTCGCCCCAGTAATCGTTGCGCCCGTGATGGTTGTGCCAGCTACGAGTTCAGGATCAGAAAAAGCAACACCAACCGCTTTGGTGTTTGGCATGGAAATGTCCTTTAAAGAGAGAAGAGTGGGCTTTCGCCCACCCTAACTATACAACGCGGTAAAGCGTCCAAGCGCCAGCGCCGCTCTTACGGGCGATAAAAGAAGCGCCCGTCGTAACTGGAACGGTCATCGTCAATGAGCCCGAAACCGTCCAGCCAGTGCCAGCGGCAACGATAGCCGTAGCTGTCGAAGTGCCGAGGTTTACCAGATTGAACTGATACGTTGCACCAACTTTAACAGCCGATGGGATTGCAGCCTCAAACAGGGCAACAGTTGGCAGAGTATAGGTCTGCGCGCCGCTGCTTACGCCTGAGTTAGCGAGGATAAGGCCATTCAATACTTGATCTGCCGTCAATGTCGCCGTAGCGGCGATAGAAACAGGAGCTGAAGTATTGCCGAAGTCAGCTTCGACGATGTTGCCTGCGCCGATCTGATAGCCGCCTGTGCCCTGCGGAATAGCGCCGTAAGGGCCAAACGTCTCAAGCGGATAAGCCGCGTTCTGAGTAGTTGTCATGGGTTAAACTCCAAAGAAAAGGTGATAAGGGGGCTTTAGCCCCCTTTTAGCTTTAGCCCCAAAGGCGAACGGCCATCTGCGGACGAATCACGCTGTAGCCATAGAGCACGTCAATACGGCAAGGCAGACGGTCGTTGTTGATGTCATACTGACGAACAACGCGTAAGCTGATGCCATTGTGAACCTGACGGCTTGCCATGTCGACACCCTGCGGAAGCAGAAGGTCGGCGGTGGCGAAGCTGATCGCGTCGCGGTGATAGATCAAGTTCTGTGGATACTGCGTAGAAGCAGCGCCGAGGAACGTGACAGCCGCGCCGGAAGCAGGCAGAGCGTCAACTGTAGCGAGAGCCTGAGTAGCCGAATACATCGCAGGAACAGTGACCGTAGCGGTTGTTGACGCCGTAACGTCAGCAAGAGCAACGAACTGATACAGCGAGCCGGTTGACTCACGGGTCTGTGGGTTGACAGCGAAGACGCTACCGATGGTGAACACGTCGCCAGCTTTGATGATCGTCGAGCCGAGGCCCGTAAGAACGATGCTGGTTGAGCCTTCAGCGGTAACGGTCGTGCTAACCGTGACAGTGCCAGCGCGCGAGCCAGTCGTGAACTGCTTGATTGACTGAGACATATTCAGCTCGTCGTAGCCGAGGATGCCTTCACCAAACATGCCGTTCTTGAACTGCTTCGAGATAGCCGAAACAGGGTTGAACAGACCTTTCATGCCTTCGATCAACGCAGCGTTAGCGGCTGGGTTAACAGTGGCATAACGAGGCTGCATGACTGCGGCGTTCTCGTTGAGCTTTTGCTGGGCCTGCAACAGGACGAGCGACGTAGCAGGCGTGGTGCCTGGGGTGCCGACCGAGTTGCCGATGTATTTGAAGCTGTTTGCAACGTCGGCGTCGATAGAAGACGCAAGCTGCGAAATACGAGGCTTCAGAACACGTTCAGCGAAGTCGTCCAACTGCATCGTGAGTTCGGCGGTCGTAAAGTTCACGCCGATGTGCTTCTGGCTGGAGACAGTGAGCGTGGTGTATTGCTCGTTGTCGTCCTGAACCTGAAGGGCAGCGCCGTCCGTAACCAATGCGCGGTCAGGAAGACGGATGCGGAGTGTCGAGCCGATCTTAGCGCCTTCTACAGCGAAAGAGTCGTCATACTGACGGTTTACAGTGCGCGTGAGGACAAGACTATTCTCAAGGATCTCAAGAGCCTTGCGAGTAATCATGTCGATTGTTAAAATCGAGTTTGACATGACCTAATTACCTACGGTTTTGCGCTTCCCACTTCTTAATCTGTCGCAACCGTTCGTTTTCGATCCATTGAGATGTCGTCATATCCTTGATAGATCTAGGATCTGTCGTATCATATCTTGGGCCGGAACTTGACCGAGTAGTTGAAACAGGAGCAAGAGGAGCTGGCGCAGTTGAAGTGCGTTTAGCCGGTGGATCCGCAGCCAGTTTGGCCTCGATTCTACCGATCTCCATTGCCTGCAACAGTGGCGGCAAATTGGCGATCCGCTGGGCTTCTTTAGGGTTAGACCCTAAGTGATAGATCACTTCGGGGCCAATATTTGAAGCCTGGATGGCTTGAGCCATATCGTTCGTTACGGGGAGGTTCGGATTATACGCGACTTGTTCAAAGTCATCGTATCGTTCACGCGCTTCCTCTTCACGATCCTTATATGAGTCAAGCAGAGCTGCCTGTTGTCTTGCGGCCTCTCGTTGAGCCAGAAGCTGTTGAGCTTTTTGCTCGGCCAATGCTTCCGCATAGGCTTGAGCGTTCTCAAAATCATCTGGCGCAGGTGGAGGTGCGACAGGCTGTCTAGCCTGTTGCTCCGCAAGCCGTTGGGCTTGCTCTCTTTCCCATTTGCGCTGTTCTCTTGCGAGGCGTTTGCCTACAATCGCGTCCAACTCTTCTTGAGAGAACGATTTTGTAGACTGTTGTTCCTCCGGCGTCGTCTCAACAGATTCAGGTGCTGCCG